CAGCCGCACCCTCTGTCTTGCCCAGGTCGCGAGCCGCGTTGATTGCGGCCTGCACTTCTGGAGAATACTCATTCGGCATACCCTTACCTCCACTTTCCGACTCGAAATCATCAGTGAACAACAACGCAGGCATACTATCACCGAATGCCTGGGCTGTCAATACCCGTGGTTTGTCAACCACGGAAACATCAATCACGCGGCGACGACTAACAGGATCCAAACTAACGGACAACTTCTTTGCGTTCATCGTGCAAAGAAAGTCCCACACGGCCAGAGGCCAAGAAATCTTTCCCATCAAATCCTTGCCTGCGCGCCACATATCTACCACGCGGCCCAACTTACCATCAAACGCCGTTCGGACATGCTGAATCTTTATATCGACTGCAATCTCAGCAGCCTTGTCAGCATGGAACGCAGCGACTATGGCATCGAGATCAGATTCATCGACACCAAACCCACGATCAGCATAATACGCAGCCTCAAAGAGCTTTGCTTCACGAATAATAGGATCACTCACCACCGAACCCCCTTCCGCCTTGACACACCTTGCAGTCCTGCATGTGCTGATCGAGCTTCAAGGAGATATCCTTGCGGTTATACTTCAGCTCGTCACCCAGCACATCCACCATCTTTTTGAACCCATAGGCCAGCGCACCAGCAAGCGGCACACCGACCGCAGCACACGAACCCACTACTGTAATGATTTCAGACATTCTCGCACCCCCGCTCCAAAATCAGACCACGGAAACCCCTCCGGGTCCGACTTCCGACCGAAAGGCCAAGCCACCGCGCGATGACTCTGTATAACCCTGTTGTTCACATCCAGTGAAAACACCTTCATCAACCAAGCACAAAGTTCAGCGGCCGCCGCGACTTGAGCAGCCGGCCAGTCCTCACCGGGGATATGCTCAAGCTCAATGCCGATCGAGAACTTGTTCACATCCTTCAACAAATGCCAGATCGAAACGCCAGCATGCCAGGAATACAGGCCGTGGACATCGGGGTTCAGCTTCCATACCTTCCCGAACCGAGAAATCACGAAATCAGCCGACACCCGCGAAGCCGGGTTACACAGCCACGACACGGCGCCATGCACAGCCCCGCCCGTGTGATGAAGAACAATCAAACTGATTTTCTTCTTGCGCGGGCTCAAGTTCGGAGTCCGCAGCAGCAACCAGTCCGGATGTAACACCCCGCCACCTATCCCATAAACTTATACGCAATCGCCAGCCGGGCGATCTCCAGACCGCCGACCCGGTAAGTCGCAGCAGTCGCAACGCAGTAAACAACACCCTCATACTCAATCCGAGTGTTGTCATCCTCAGCCGTCAGCGGATCTACAGGCACTTTCTTGTCCGGCCAGCCCCTGATATCCTTGCCACCAGGAAACCAGAACCCCATCCCCGGAGCTGTCGTGTAACCCTCCAGATACAACCTGCTCGACCAGCCAATGAAAACACTGCTGGTAGCAGTATCAGTGACCACGGGAAACGCCCGACACACACCGAGATCGTCACTGTTCAGCGTGATCTCGACCTCGCTACCCGCCCGGTCGATCAAAGCCGACACCCGATCCCGCAATACCATCCACTTCTGCATCGACCCTACATTTCCCCCCACACCGGGCCACAGATGAACAACGCATAATCAACCGAGCCAGCCCACCGGCCGATGAAACGCATGTCAGCCGAGTGGACCTGCCCCTCATAAACAAACCGACTGCCGACGTCTATCGTCGTGTCGGGCGCCGCATACAAAGCAAGCGCGGGACGAGCCTCCGAGAAGTCAGTCCCTATGTAACCGGCCACCGTGCCAGTATCCGCGATGCCGACAATCACCCGATGAACACCAACCCCCGCGCCATCAGTGATCTCGACATCCTCGCCACGTTCCGCGAGGATTGCGGCTATCTTGTCTGCTCGACTGCTCATAACACCTCACGCCGTAGAAAACAACACCAACGCCCAAGTGCCCTGATTAGCCCACCGACCGACATACTTCGCCTTCCCGGTATAAGGCCCCACCCCATCCCGAGTAAAAGTGCTGCCAACGGCTATCGTCGTATCGGGAGGAGCATACACCACCAACACCGGATCATGGGTCACGCCGGCATCCCCGGCCTCACCAAACGCAGAAGCCAGACCAACATCAGCGACCGCGACCACCACGCGATGAACACCCGCCCCGACATCGGCCACCGTGATATCCTCGCCACAAGCAGCAAGCACAGCAGCAATCTTGCCAGCCAACACACTCACGACAAATACTCCGGGCGATCAAACGCAAATGGAGAATCAGTATTCCCCTCATGAGACTCCTGCGGAAGATCAGTCGCATCGGCAATAGCGGCATCTTCAGCAGCCATCCGAGCCGTGCGAGCCGTTGCAGCCAGCCCCCGAGCAGTAGCGTCAGCAGCTAAGCCAGTGGACAAAGCCGCGTCAGCGGCCACCTTGGCCACCATTTCAGCTTCAGTCAGTGTCTTCGCGTCGACCAGGAGCTTGTCAGCCGTCAACACGGCCGTCTCAGCATCAGTTTTCAACTCAGTCGCATCGACCAGGAGCTTGTCAGCAGTCACCTTCGCCGTATCGGCAGTGACCTTTGCCACTTCGGCAATCACCTTATCCAACGCAGCGTCACCGGCCACCGTGAACGGCTCCAAGATAGCCATCCCACGAGCGATCAGCTTATCACCAGACTCCGCAGCCTCACCAACCTCATTGCCGCCAAACTTCGCCGCCTCGGCATATCCCGGCTGCCTGCGAAGCATGTTCAAGCACTCACCAGCGATGACATCAATCATCCCCTGCTTGCAGGCTGCCTCGTAAGTAGCCAGATGAGCAGCGACGATCATCCCCGACAGCCCAACCAGCATTTCGGCGACGATAGCCGTGATCTTCGCATCATAGACCGACTTCTGCGTGTAGACGTGCGCCCCATCGTCAGTCAAGGCCAGCAACGCGCCGCCCAGAGTGGCAGAGATCGTGAACACATCCTGGTTGGTGATTGTCTTGACCCAGTATGAAACCCCCGCAGTCACCCCGCCGGAAGTCTCAGTGAACGAGATAATGTCGTTCACCGCCAAGCCGTGCAAAACAGACGTGATCAAATCCCCCGCGTTAGTGAACGTGCAGTTCACCTCGCCAGCCGGCAACTGCAAACGACGCTTAATATCATTCAGCGCAATAGTGATAGCCATTATGCCACACTCACCTTCCCGTTGTTGCCATCAGACGGCCCAGCATCCCCGTCACGAGTCCGAGACACCGTAGGAACCGACTCCGGCCGATCAGGCGCGGGCCCCGCGCCCTGCAAGCCAAGGAACTCACGAATGAACGGGTCAACGGGATCCAGAACCCCGCAATCGACCAGGTTCTTAATTCCAGTCGACAACGGACCCAACTCGCGATCCTCCAGCGGCCCGAGCGAGAACACAGGCACCGGGACGTCAACCCCGTAATTGAACCGCACCAACGGACGTAGAACCTGTTCCTTCATAACAGTTTCCTCCAGGTCCAGCTTCAAACCCTTGAGACACATCCGCAAGACGTCCAGATGGACTTTTGCCATAGCAAACGAGCCGACCTGCCCGCCGCTGTCCGTGATCAGGTTAGTGTTCAGAATCGCCTTGGCAATCTCGCAGTTGTGATGGTCGACCGCGATCCGGTAACCGACATCCCCCTGCCGGATTGTCTCCAGCAACTCAGCAGACATATCCTCCGGGATCACGATAGCAGAGCGCACCTGAATCTTTTCCAGAATAGACAAAAACTCGGTCTGCGCCGCCTTCGGCGTTCCCCGACGATAGGTCCCCTTGGTTGTCGGAGCGCCATACTTCTCCAAGTAAAGGTTCCAAAACCGCGTCAGCAGGTCCTTAGACCACCAGTTGCGGTAACACGCCCTCAAATCAGACGTGCCATAGGGGTTCGAATACTCGGGCTGATAGGAGTAGATCACGAAACGATCAGCAGGGAAAACGTCGTTTGTCGGCTCGTAACGGACGCCGACGACGTTGCGATACTCGTCAACATCAAAAGACCAGTCAGCGGGATCTTTGCTTTTCAGATAAAGCGGCTGCCACTTCCCCGCCCAGCGCCCTGTTTGCACAGTCTGCCACACGACATTCTGCAAACTGTAACCCTTTGCCAGAGCATCAGTCACGTTCCACAGCACAGTCAAGATAGAACCAGTGACCGCATGCAGAGCCCAGTCGCAGAACTCCGCCACCTCCTTGCCGCGGGCGCCATCCTCCTTGACTGCCTTAACCTCCCAGCCACGCGAAAGCAGCGAGCCCTTCTTGATTGCCAGGCAACTCTTGACCTGACCGTCCTTCTGCATCGCAGAGTAATCTTCCAGCCCCCGCCGACCGACCAGATCGTCAGGATTCGCAAAAGCCCGCATCCCGCCAGCAAGCGACGGGTCAGCGCCGACCTCAGACTTCGCCACCGGAACTGCCTTTGACGCCGAAAAGAGATTCCTCAACCCCGAACGAAGATCCAACACGCTTATCCCCCCCGAGCGTCGGCAGTTCACTCAAGCCAACGCCAAACTCAACTGATTGTATACCTGCTATAGACGCCGTGTCAACAATATCGTCATTGCGACCACCCGGAAACTCCATAAGCTCATGCTCCACAACCTCAGTCCAGTGAGCGCCCTTCCGATGGTAAACCGTGCCGCTCTTATACTTTGTCAAGATAGTCACCGACCGAGTCAGCTTGTCCACATCGGCCGGCGACTCGACCACCGGCAACCCCACCGCCAGAGCAGCCGCGATCAGATTAGTGCCAAAAGTCTTGTTCTCCACCGCCTGAAAAGCCGGAGTCCAGGCCGCATAAGCGTCCTCCAAGGCCCCCAAGTGACCGGAAACGTCCAAACGCTCACGAAACAGACCGCAAAGCAGCAACTCACCACCCGGACACAGCATCCACGTCGAAATAACGAAGAAATCAGCACTCGACTTGCTCGAACCGTTTGTGTCGACCGTCTGGAAACACATGCATTCGCCACGATGATACCGCAGGTCACCATCCCGCCCGTGCAGGCAGTAATAATCACCCTCCACGTCGAAATACAACAACCAGTCGCGCTTGAAGAGCTTCCCACCCGGTTCCTCCGGTTCCTGCTGATATTGAGACTGCCAGAAATACGGGGTCACCGACAACGCCTTCTGAATCTCCACAACTTCAGCCTCGTCGTAGAACTCAGGCCATAACACCTCGCCTGCCGGCCTGCCCAGAACATCATCGACTCCAGCCCGAACAGCCAGCTTCAACACAGTGAACTTCTCACCGGCGCCGGCCTCCATCTCAGCAACCAGCTCGCCGGTCAGGTCCTCCTTGTGCCACCTCGTGTGAATCAAAACCAACCGGCCACCAGGCAACAACCTGTTCCGCACCGCAGACCGGTAGTTATCAGACACCGTCTTGCGATATGCCGCAGACGACGCCTCAGCCCAGTTCTTATACGGATCATCGACTATCGCCACGTTTGCACGGCGACCTGTCACAGCCGAGTTGATCCCGCAAGCCCGCATCCCACCACCGAGAAACGCCGGGCCAGCATCCACCAGCCAACGATCGATCGCCTTAGAAGCCGTCGATACCGACGCACCGCTGATCTTCGGAGCCCAATACGTGTAGAACTGCCGAGCAGCCGCCGAGTGCTCCTGAGCGAGGTCGTCACCGTAAGAATTCAACAGAATCTCCCAGTCGCAGTGACGAAGCAAACACCACGCCGGGAATACGCGGCTGCACAGGTAGGACTTCGCATACCCAGGCGGGATGTTGATGATCAAACGAGTGATGTCACCCGACTCCACAGCCTCTAAGTGCTCGCAGATCAGGTCAAGATGCTTCCCGTCGATCCACTGGAACGGCGAGACTAATCTCGCCATTTCCTTCAAGTGCCGGAACGCCTTCGCCATCCGCACCTGCTCCAGCGTTACCTCGTTCAAAGATTCCGGCAAGCATTTCGAGTGTCGCATCATCTACATCCCCCAATATCCCGCCTAATACCCCACCAGTCCCTGCCACCACTGCACCCAAAGCTATCCGCTGAGGTGCCTCAACACCCCATATCTTTCGGATGTCACTCAAAGCACCACGCATCTGCTCAGCATACCTCGGATCGTGAGTCTTTCCCCACTCAGTCTGAGCCTCAAGGTAAAGAGCCTGCAACATCCCAGTCTGCTTGATAGCGTGGATCCTCGCGATCTCAGGCGATTCCTGAGCCACACGACGAGCCAACCTCGACACAATGTCAGTCACGTCACGCTTCGGCATACCCAGCAAATCAGATAACTCAGACTCGTCCTTCCCGTCCAAAACACCGCGAGCTATCCGCTTCTCCACCTCACCACGACGGTATAAATTGCTCGGGTCTGTCCCCGCACCCCGCTCAGTAGTATTCATAGACTACACTATACACCTTTTCCAGCCGCAAAGCCAGAATGAGCGCGGAGGTTCTCCCATAAAGAACAACAGCAATAACAAAACACACTAATCAAGTAGTAGAGTATATATATATTAAGATAACAATAATAATACATAACAACACTACACACACAGTGAGTAGTGATAACAGCAGCAGCAGCAGCAGAACAACAACAGACTACAATGCATTCACTATCAATGAACAACTAACTGTGACTTGACCGCGACTCGCTCGCTTCGCTCGCTCGTCGCTGGACTGTGGATCGCCACAGCTTTGAGCAGCAATGAGAAGCAGAAGAACAAGGTATTGATAATTCAGAAGCACCCACCCACCCACCCCCAAGGGAAGGGGGTCATCCAAGGCACTATCAACGATCGAGGGGCCAGTGATAATTGATCGACCACGACGCGGGGCAGCAATCGTGGTGACTTGAAAGATTTGCATGATGATAGTGAGTGGTATTCAGGCATTTTGTCTGCACGAAGGGAGGCTAAGTGGCAGCCCATAGCTTAGTGGTGAAGCGACGCCGCTGGTGGCGCGCCGCTCAGCATCGAAGGGACGAATGCTTCGCCGGCGC